TCAATTCAAATCGTCACGCCCCAAAAAGACACATAACTATGCGATTATCAAAGATTTCAAAGAACGATGTTTAATTTAAAGTGCCCACTAGTGGTTTTATTCTTTTGCTTATTTATCCGATTAAATAAAGTACCTCTTAGTGAAGATCTAAATTATATTTTCAAACGAATCTCCCACTATTATTCTTTCTCTAAATTAATTAATCCTAATTTAGGATCAGCTATAAGAAGATACTTCAAGGCTTCAAGCATTGTTGCAGCGGAATTTAGGCGGATTAATTTGAAAGGGTATAATTTTGATGATTCTAAATTAGACCATGTAAAATTTATCCAAGACAAAATAACAGAAAGTCGTTTTAATAGAGTTGTATTTACCTCAACAGTCTTTGACTTATGCTATATTAAGAAAAGTGAATTCGAGGATATTTCTGGAGAGATAGAATTTAAAAATAGTTTTTTGCATGAATTTAGCATTGATGCTCCTAAGCCAAATTCGAGCATATCATTTTATGGATGTAAGATACAAATGATTTCTATTAATTCTGATAATGTAAATGTTGCAAAATGGATCGATATAAGACTAAAGAATTGTGTTATTGAACAGTTTAAATTAGATAACATGAAAGTGCGTTTTTATTTAGATAATTGTATCTTAAATAATAAAATAGATTGCAAAAATTCAATGATAGATATAATAATTGAAAAACAAGAAAATAATAGTGAAGTGAAAATTGAAAAATTAAATTTTCAGGATAAATATTTCAATATTGACAAAAGGTCAAAGTTTATTTCGCAAAAGAATGAGGATGAATGATAAACATTGGCTATTATTGCATTTCAATAGTAATTCGTAAGTCCCCGATAAAGTCTTCGTTGTATAGTTTTTTTTGCAGAGTCTTTGAAAAGGATTATGCGAAAAATGAGCAAAGAAGAATTTTTAGAAATCCTATCTCGTCAACAGCGTAGCGATTTGACGATAAAAGAGCATTTATAGACAAAGGTTATTCTGTCGAGTATAGAAGTGAAATAGCCGCCGGAAGATATGTGATTATAGAGCTACAATGGAAATGAAAACGAAAACAAGTAAAGTCACGTTTCTACTCCGTCCCAAAAATCTGCAAAAAGCATTATTTATCTTTCCCACTTTTCATATTAACGTTCATCAAAGAAGAATGCAAGACTTTACAGGTTACCAGTGAAATACTTTCCTGTAATTCTTTATTTTACCAGCAATTCGGCATTGATATCAACAAAGGAATTATAACATACAGAACAAAGTATTGACAAGCCGTGTCAGTACTTTGTTTTCCTCATTTTTCCCCTTAGCTCCCTTATTAAGTACCTTCGTTTCTGTAACGCAAAAAAGCAATTATGGAAATTATTTACAGAAAACTAGAGGAACTGAAGAAACTGGAAAACAATCCAAGAACTATTTCGGATGAACAGCTGGACAAACTTAAAGAGTCAATCCGAAACAATCCGGATTATTTCGAAGCCCGACCGATCATCCTGTCAGACCGTACTGGCGAATTAATCATTATAGCCGGAAACCAAAGGTATGATGCCTGTATATCGCTAGGTATGCAACAAGTACCGACCGTTCTTATTCCCAACCTAACCGAGGAAAGGGAACGTGAGCTAATCATCCGTGATAACGTTAACAACGGACAATGGGACATAACCAAGTTGTTTGACTGGGATTGTAACGAGTTACTTAATTGGGGTATGGAAGGCATCAGCTTTCCTGATCCGACAGATTTTTCAGAAGATATAGAAGACAGTCATAATGTACTCAAGAACACAAACTATGAAGCCGGAGCTCATATCAAATATTTAGTATTTGAGGGGTATAAGATTCCAGTCAGTGAAAGCGAACTGGAAGCACTGAAAGCACGGGCTTCTGAATATTTGGATGAGAACGGTGTAATGATTGGTTTTGTTAATAATCTACTTGGCTTATGATGGAATACATAGACATATCAATATTGAACCCGGCAGAATATAACCCACGCCTGCTCACTAATGAAGCACAAGAAGATTTAAAGGAATCCATCAAGGAATTAGGCATTATCAAACCGATCATCATACGTCAATCAGATAAACGTATCATGGCAGGACACCAACGTACAAAAACAATGAAGCTGCTTGGGTACACCCATGTCCCAGCCTTTATTCTTGACGGTGTAAACTCCACCGATGAAGTAAGGTTCAACCAACTTCACAACTATGCAGAATGTGAGTTGTCGGAAATCCAACCAGAAATCAATGTAAATCTTCCTAAAGGAACAGAAGGATTTTATACTGTATCCAACAAAGATATCTCCATTCTTTCCAAAGGAGGAAACAACTCACGTGTTGTTGACCTTACGAAAATGATTCTCCGTTACGGCCAGTTTGCAAATGCCGTATGTGACCATACCGGGAAAGTGATCATCTCAACAGTATATGCCAAAACGGTAAAACTATTAGGTATAGACCTACTTGTATATGTCCTTCCAAAAGGGAAAGAAGAAATCGCGCTCAAATACTTCTCTAAGGAATATGGAGTGTTCGAGTATTCCCATCTGGAACGAAAGACCTATATACAGTCTTTTGCCCAAAAGGCGCGGCTACGGCAAAAGAACGGGGTTCCAAGCAAGCGTAGCCATTCAACATTGTATGAAACACAGGTTATACCATACATCACCAAGGATATGCGCATACTCGATTTCGGTGCCGGACAAAAGGATTACGCAACCATGCTGAAGAAAAAAGGATATCTCATTGACGCCATTGAATTCTTCCACCGCAAAGATGGAGCGGACATCATTGATGAAAAGGAAATCAGGCAAGACTGTGCTTCCATATGCAAGACCTTGTCGAACTACGGGCTGTACGATGTGGTTGTGTGCGATAGCGTGTTGAACTCTGTAAACTCAGAAGAGGATGAAAAGAATGTCTTACTTTCGTTATCAGCATTATGCAAGCCCGGAGGAATGATATTCTGGTCTGGTATTCCGCTGCTGTTCGCCCAGAAATCATCTGAACGCAAGGAAACACACGACCATCGTTCTAAAGCCGTATTTCTTGACGCAAAGAACTTCACAGCCAACTTCCGTTTTGGTGAATGGTACTTCCAGCATTATCATTCCACAGCTGACATCATCAGATTAAACACAGCTTACATCGGAAAGGATTTTAACATATTCGATAAAGGAATGAAGATAAGCCCAGAAAAAGAGTTAAGAGGTTCGTCATTTCAAGTAGCATCAACCAACGGAAGGAGCGCAAGTAAGAATGATTATCTGAAAGCGTTGCAATATGAATTCACACTTCCTCTTCCCAATAATCGCAAATGGGATCTGGACAAAGAAATTATACCAATCTTTAAAACACTATAAACAATGGCAGCACCTAAAGGAAATCAGTTTTGGATGTTACGCAGCAAGCATGGCAGGGATAAACTCTTCGCCACGCCTGAAGCGTTATGGGAGGCGGCGTGCGAATATTTCCAATGGTGTGATGAAAACCCATGGACAACAAGAAAGGCTATACAACGTACCATGCCTGTTAGACGCAAAAAAGGTAAAAGAACAGAAACTGTTAATGAACAGCAAACACAACAAGAAGTTTCACCTACACAGCGCCCCTACTCTCTCACCGGATTATGTATCTATCTAGGTACTTCATCACGTTGGTGGAGTAGCTTCAGAAGTGAATGCATGAAAAAAAATGATGAAGATTTTTTGCACGTCATCGCGCGGGTGGAAGAAACCATCGAGACTCAACAATTTGAAGGAGCCTGTGTTGGCGCTTTCAATGCAAACATTATAGCCCGAAAGTTAGGGTTGTCCGACAAACAGGAAGTGGATCATACAACACAAGGCAAACCCTTCAACGGATTTGACTTTCTTCCCTATACTCCCGAAGCTGACAAATTGAAGTGATATGGAGCAAAAGGTTAACTTAAAACAGCGATTGGCATACAATTTTCTTCGTGACAGCAAAACGAAATTTTTATTGTATGGTGGTGCCGGAGGTGGTGGTAAATCATGGCTAGGCTGTGAATGGCTGATGCAATGTGCCTACTATCTTCCCGGTACTCGCTGGTTTGTTGGCCGAAATAATTTGAAGGATAGCCGTGAGTCCGTTACCGTGACCTTCAATAAGGTAGCATCTTCTCACAGCTTCACGGCATACAAGACAACAAATGAAGGGATAGCCTTCGACAACGGAAGTGAAATCGTTTATATTGACTTGACGTATTATCCGGTGAAAGATCCGATGTATGAACGATTGGGGTCTAAGGAATATACAGGAGGATGGATAGAGGAAGCTGGTGAAGTGCACTACCTTGCCTTTGAAGTCTTGAAAACCCGTATCGGCCGCCACATGAACGATGTATATCATGTACCTGGAAAGATACTTATCACCTGCAACCCGAAGAAAAACTGGCTATACCGTGAATTCTACAAGCCCTGGAAAGAAGACAAATTACAAGCTCCTTATGCATTTATCCAAGCTTTGGTACAGGATAATCCTTGGGCAACAGAAGACTACATAGAAAGTCTTCGGAACACAAAAGACCGGGTAACAAAGGAACGCCTATATTTCGGCAATTGGGAGTATGATAATGACCCGACTGCCCTGTGTAACTACGACGCTATCTGTGATTTGTTCACAAATGAGTTCATTGCTCCTGCAGGTGAATCTACCGGTTCTGCAGACCTTGCAATGAAGGGACGAGACAGATTTATCGCCGGTCATTGGAAAGGGAATGTGTGTTTTATCAAACTGGATCAGGAATACAGTACTGGAAAATCCATTGAAACAGACCTGAAGCGGATGATGATAGAATGCTCTATTCCTCGTAGTAAGATGATTGCGGACTCTGACGGATTGGGGAACTATCTTGAAAGCTATCTGAACGGTATCAAGGAGTTTCATGGAGGAGCACGACCTATTAATCCTGAATTTGACAATTTGAAATCAGAGTGTGCCTTCAAACTGGCTGAGATGATTAACAACCGATTGCTTCGTATCGTATGCACGGAAGCACAGCGGGAACGGATCATTGAAGAATTGTCAGTTCTCAAACAAGCACATATTGATGCAGACACACGGAAGAAAGGAATAATCAGCAAAGAAAAAATGAAAGAAATATTAGGTTATTCCACAGATTACCTTGATATGCTGATAATGGCAATGATATTCCGCATCAAACCAACCCCCAAACGACCAAAAGCAAAAATAGGACAGATATGACAGTAAAAGAATTTTTGACAATAAGCAGCATTGCCATCGAACCTGAGGTTATCAGGACCAAGTTGAATGAACTGAGAAAACCTTATCAACTAGGGCAGTATAAAACACCAGACACCCTAAACGACATAAATATGGGAGAACTGATGCAACTGCAATCCATCGAAACAGAACACGATATCTTGTTCGTTCCCTGTACTGTACTGATGGGGCTGAGTAAACGCTATATATCCCAACTTCCAGCTACCGATGTACTAGGATTCGTACAATGGGTGGCCAAAGAAGTCGAACGAATAAATAAACTATTCGCATCGACTAATGTACCACCCACACCCGAAGAGAAGCAAGCAGGATCCGAATTGCTGAATTTCGGACCTTTCGGCATGATTGATTACTATGCGCAGCGCATGGGTATCACTGATCATGCAGAAGTAGACAGCGTGCCATGGGTCAGAGTATATAAATGTCTTGACATGGACGCCAAAAGAGTAAGATTCGAACGTAGATTAAGAAACATATTAAGTAAGAAGAAATGACGGTAGAGCAAAAAATTAAAAAGATAGTAGACTCCATGGAGGGTGTAAGTTACCTTTTTGACAACTGGCAAACAGCCAATATAAGACTGGACAAGATTAAATTGCCGGCAGTGCTTAATCTCCTTCCTGTAAGCGGAACTTTTAATCTAGGCAGACAGCAGTTAAGAGACTGCCCTAACTGTATGATGGCATTCATGGATAAAACCAAGTTCGATTTTGATGGCACAGAAAATGATGCAGTGATAGAAGGATGCAAGAATAAAGCCAAGGAATTCATATTGCTATTGAACAGGAGTGGGATGTTCAAAGAAATATCAGGAGATATCCCTTATTCTGTTTTCTATGACAAGCTGGATGTTAATGTAACCGGAATAGTTATCCAACTTAAGTTAGAAGAGATAATGGGTACTGTTATTTGCAACAAGAGCGTGAAAGAGATTGTATATGGCAACAGAAACTAAAGCCGAAACCCTAAGGATAATAGGCGAAGAGCTGGAAGCGTTACGCAAGCGAATTATAGCCAACCATGAAGCAGCCGGACAAGTAGCCAGCGGAAGGACAAAGGGCAGTCTGAAAGTAGAAATGTCGGAGGACGGAGGCGTTTTGTGGGGCAGGCAGGCATTCGCGGTACTAGAAACCGGACGTGGACCAGGGAAAGTTCCGAAAGGATTTTACAAGATTATCCGCCAATGGGTGGAAGATAAAGGTATACAAGTAAAGAAGCCCGATTCCTTCGCCTACCTTGTCGCTAGAAAGATAGCCAAGGAAGGAACGGAACTATACCGAAACAGGAAACATGAGGAAATCTATTCCCGTGATCTAGAAAATACCATGGACAATATAGCCAGCAGGGTATCGACTATATATGAAACAGAAGTTGAACATATAAATCTGAATTTCGACAATGAGAACACATACGATAGATAATACAACAATTGAATATCCTGACCAAATAGGATTCTGCTTTAATCCTGTGATAATAAATATCCTTGGCGGAAACTATCAATCTGTTACTGCAACGGTAACAGACACCACCACAGCCACATCAGATAGAGAGAACAGAGCGACGTTCGGTGGTTCCTGCTTCTTTGACCTATCATTCTATACGCAGAGCTATTTTGACGAATACAGAGAAGTCGATTACAAGTCAGCTCACGCCGAAGATAGTAAGTTAGGACGTCTGTTTAGCATAGAGCTTGATATGTATAACGAATCAGGAACACTTGAAAACAGCTTCCAGTTCAACGTATTCATATTGTGGGGAGCCAGTAAGGTTGGAGAGCAGTATAATGGAAGCCGAGTGCTGACATGGTTCAAGAACTACCCATTCTCTGTAGGCTTATACTCTGCAACATCAGGGAATGTAAAAGTAACTATAGATGGTTCCGAAAGCTCCCCTATCGCATTATCAGGACAAAATGCATGGAATATCATTCTTGCTGGAATAGATGCTTCAGACAAGGTGGAATTTTATCTACCTGGAAGTAATACGACAGCATCTGTTTTTGACCACACCTTTGATTTCACCTTCCGAGGGCTGCTCAATATGGCCACAAAGATCACTTGTAAGGTTGACAATTCAGACTGTGGAATATACTTGAGATGGATCAACCGCCATGGAATGTGGTGTTACTGGCTATTCATGCAAGGAGACGAGACTTCGCAGGTATCCAATGACGGAGAGTTCATCAGAAACAATATGCAGGATTACAGTTACAAGAACGGATACCATGGAGGTAGCGGACGAAAGCAAAGGAAAATGGAGGAAACGACACTTCCCGTATGCGCTCCATTAATAGACAGCATAACTTATGACTTCCTTTACCAAATGGCCACATCTCCTGTTGTTGATATGTTCATGGGCTATGATGATAACGGTAACGCCAAATGGATGGCTATAAATGTGTCTGTGGGAAATTTCATCAAACAGCGGGTATCACTGCAAGACTTTGAAGCGAACATTATATTACCTGAAACTAACGTGCAAAGCTTATGAGAAATGAATTATTATATGTCGGTGCCAACAATAAATTAGTAGATATGGACGACAGCACCAATATCACATTAAAATACAAGAATAATATATTCACCGATATAGGCAAAATTGTAAGTAACACAAGCTACACTATTAAACTTCCAAACACAGTGAGGAATCAGTCTGCATTTCTTCACGCAGACCTGCCATCCTGCCAATATTCCGTTGCTTCATTTTACCTTGACGCTAGATATATAAGAAACGGAGTAGAAATTATCAAAGGGGCAAAAATATACTTGATAGGCACGTCTGATGTGTTTGAAACCGCATTAATATGGGGAAACGCAACACAATTTTCAAATATTGCCAATGGAGAAAAAAAACTGCAAGATTTAAAAGAACGTTGGCATTATGAAAGCCAAGGGGATGATCCATTCCCTGATTATTACATCGAATGGAATAGCGGAAAGAACGTAAGCCAATATGAGAGCCATGGAGATTTCTTTTTCCCAAAAGTAAATTACAATATACGTTCAGCCGATAAAGACTTATCCTATCATCCGGCAGTTAAAGCAACATGGATTCTAGAACATATATCACTTGACAATGATGTGATATTCATTTTTCCAAGTGAACAGCAAGCAGTCTTGAACAAGCTGTTTATCCCATTGCTGACAAGAAATGACGGGTTGGAATTCTCCCAAAAGAATGAACTGTGGTTGAATGCAAAATATTACATTAACCAAGGAACCGGGTCTATTGAACTTTACTTCGAAAACAAAGAATATTCATCCTATTATGGAACGGTAAATAAAAGCTCGCTAAGCGAAGGCACATTCATTAGTGGAATAAAGACAAAAGGAAACTCCATAAAGCTCAATGCTTCAGGCAAAGTATCAATACATACTTTAACTTCTTTCTATCCCAGCAATGCAGCCATGATAGCTTATTATATTGAGAACGGAGAGAACAATGAAATATTCAACATAGGATATACGGATATAATAAGCAATGGAGGAAACTCTTACAATATTACGTTTGAGTTCGAAGGTGTAGAGTCTGACTCAGTAAACAAAGGTACAGATATCCGGTTTGGATTCACAAATATCGGATTTATTGCAGACGTATCAAACGGTGTAGATGGAACCATAAATCTAAGAATGGAAAACAGCCTTGTATCGCCCAAGCAACCAGACGAAAGTATTCTTAACGGGAATGGTCATTACCCCATTATACCAAATTTGCCAGATATGACACAGCTTGATTTTATTAAAGCAATATCTACCATGCTAGGCGTGTTTGCATATCCTATTGAAGGCACGAACATTATAAGATTTATGTCTGTCGATGATATCATAAAGAAAAAAGAACAAGCGTACAATTGGACTAGACGGGTAATGGCATCGTATATGGCCAACAAGCCTAAAGAAATGAAATTCACTATCGATGGCTTTGCACAAAGAAATATGCTTAAATACAAAGACGATGATACGGTAAAAGGCAACTACAGTGGAGAAATTACTTGCTTGATCAGCTCATTAGAGAAGTCTAGAGAAATGGCAGAGTTAAAATTTGCAGGATGCGACATGAGAGGAATTACAGCATTCATACGATTGTACAAATATGACGGGGAGGGAAAGGCTGAACTGCAAAAAGTTCAACCAAGAATACTTCTCGAGGAAAACAATGGAGGTCTATCAAATGGAACCTTCACACAATTGTCGTTCACAGATATCATAAAAAGATTCTACACAAGCTTTCAAAATGCAGTGTATACTCCCAAAATCATTAAAGAAAAAATAGAAATAACAGAAAAAGACTTGAGAGACTTAGATATGACTACTCCAGCATATCTGGCCCAATATGGGAAATATTATGCAATTCTATCCGTTACAGCAGAAAATACAGGAATAGCAAATGTTGAATTATTACAATTAGACATCTAAAATTATGGCAGACAAAGTAGAAAAGATACTTGATATCAAAGTGAATCATGAAAAGGCTATCAAGGCAATAGCAAAGTATCAGACGGATATAGAAAACGCCAGGAAGGCAGAGGCGGAACTGAAAGAGCAGTTAAATAAAAACGCCATATCCCGGCAGCAGTACAATGAGGAAATGGCGGCATCAAAAGCCTACATCAATGACTGCAACGATTCGATACGGGTAATATCGAAAACGATACAGAACCAGCTCAAGCAGGAGAAGGCACAAGAAAACAGCCTTGTTTCTCTCCGTGCCAAACTGTCAAACCTAACGGCTGAATACGATGCTTTATCCGAAGCGGAACGAAATGCGGATACAGGCATGGACATAAAAAACAGAATTAATGAGGTTACTGATGCTCTAAAGGGCGCTGAAGAAGAAACACAGCGGTATTACCGAAATGTTGGCAATTACAAGGAAGCTATAATGGAAGCCGCCAATGCCAATATCCCGTTCGTGCAGCAGATAAATGTAATGGTGACCTCCTTGGGTGGAGTAAGAAATTATTTGTCTGGAGTAAAAACAGAAATGCTTGCTGTTTCGACCACTACAACCGGCTGGATTAAAGTTTTGAAACTGTTGAAAGTTGCTCTACTTGGAACTGGTATTGGGGTATTAATTGTAGCTTTAGGATCTTTGGTATCATGGTTCACCAAAACACAGAAGGGCGTGGAAGCGGCCAATAAAATAATGGGGGCTCTGGGTGCCACTGTAAATGTCTTAATAGACCGGGCAGGCAAGTTGGGAAATGCTTTAGTAAATCTATTTACCGGGAACTTCAAACAGGCGGGGAATGATGCCAAAGCCATATTCGCTGGCATCGGTGATGAAATAGTCAATGAGACCAAACAGGCGTGGAAGTTAGCAGAAGTCTTGAATGAAATAGACAAGAAGGAAGTCATGCTGTCCATGTCACGTGCCGCTAACCGAGCTGAAATTGAGAAGCTGAAAAAAGCTGCAGATGACCAAACCCTATCCACACAGGAACGTATTAAAGCTGCGGAAAAAGCTGCTGAAATTGAGAAGAAGGACCTTGCCGTACAGACAGAACTAGCAGAAGCAAGGCTGGCTAACACCCTTGGATTTACCGAGATGAACAATGAAGTACGCAAGTTGATGGAGCAGATTAAAGCTGGTGATATTACAGCCGATGAAGTAATAGGAAAACTTGGATTATCGGATAGTACGATAGAAGACCTTAAAGTGTTCCGTGACCAATTCAACGAACTTCAGGAGCTAATGGAAAATAGCTACGGCCGTCAGACAGAGCAGCAAAACACCCTAAACTCTATCCGCCAAGAAGGTGCAGACAAAGCAAAGGAAGCAAAGCAAACAGAACTGGAAGCAGTAAGGGCAGCAGAAGATGCTATGCTTGCCTTGGTGAAAGACAAGAGAGAACAAGCACGGAAAGAGATTGAATTGAACTATTCCCGACAGATTGAGGATTTGCAAATCAGTTTAAAGCAAGAAGAGAACCTTACCGCCAAGGCTCGTGAAGCCATCAACGCCAAAATAAAGGCTCTGGAACAACAAAAATCTATGGAGCTTAACAAGCTGTCCGATGAGGAGCTGAAAAAAGAACTGGAGAACCGTTTAAAAATGATATCCCTGCAATTGGAATCGGTCAAGGAAGGCAGCGAGCAGGAGTATCAGTTAAAGATACAACAATTACAGGCGCAACAAGAGGCGGAACTTACCAGCACAGAACAGACCGAAGAAATGAAACTGGCCATTAAAGCAAAGTACAATACCAAGATAGACGAACTGGCAACAGCTCATGAGCAGGATATTATCAACAAGCAACAGGAAGCCATGCGCATACGCTTTGAAACGGAAATCGCACAAGCATATGATAACGAAGAGGAAATTCTTCGTATAAGGATGGAACAAAAGAAAGCCGAGCTCGATAGCCTGCAGCAAATGGAAGGTGAAAGTATAGAAGCATTCAATCTTCGCAAGCTGGAAGTACAGAATGCTTATCTGGAATCCAAAAAAGAACTGAGCGATAAGGAGATTGAAATAGAACAAGCTAAATATGAAGCAATGGAACAGGTGACAAATGGTCTTGTAGCTCTCACAGAACAAATTGGGGAATCTGACAGAGGGTTTGCTATGGCAAGCAAAATGTTGGCTTTGGCAGAGATCGCCATCAATTCAGGTAAGGCGATCGCAAAAATGGTATCCGCTGAATCAGGGAAAGGTATTCTTGGTATAGCTACAATGGCATCAGGTATTGCAACAATCCTTTCTAACATTGCAAATGCTGTTAAGATAGTAAAAAGTGCTAAATTTGCAGAAGGTGGTTTGGTTACAGGACCAGGGACAGGAACGAGCGACAGTATTCCAGCACAGTTGTCGAATGGAGAATCCGTTATAACTGCCAAAGCTACGTCCATGTTCGCCCCTATCCTATCATCCTTCAATATGATGGGTGGAGGTGTACCAATTAATGTAACAGCAACGAATAATCAAACTTTAGGCGAAGATATGCTGGCCAGAGCAGTCGCCAAAGGAATGATGATGGCTCCTGCCCCTGTCGTTTCTGTAGAAGAGTTTACCTCAGTTGCGAATAGAATTAAATACATAGAAGAAAGTGGTAGTTTATGAAAGCATACGAATTACTATACATAAACAGAAACACTCTTAGAATAATGTCTGAAATTTCATTAGATGTATCAGACATTAAATATCTGGAAATGTATAAAAAGTATACCCGTCTTACGGCTGAAGGTCATAAAAAAGCATATATCATGAAATACCTGTCAGATGAATACAATATTTCAGAAAGAACCATCTATAGAGTTATAGACAGACTTTCAGTCGACGTTTCAATACAATAGGGAGAGATTATTCTTTCCCTATTTTTTTACTGACAAAGCGTGTCAGTCTTATTATGTCCTGAAATTCTTATAGCCATATACCGTTTTTTACCTTTGCTTCAAAATAGATTAGATATGGCGAAATTATACATCAACAAAGATATTGTTTCGGATAAAGATAAAATGGAAAATTGGTATCTAACCGGTGAAGAGGGATTGTCTTTTCCCGATATTCAAAATTTCCTATCTTGGGTAGATCCGAATGACCCCGCTATTGATATTGAGATACATTCATGCGGTGGTGATGCCGTTGAAGGGTATGCCATTTATGACGCCTTACGTGCTTCAGGAAAGCAAATCAGCTGTACCGCAGTAGGACGATGTGCATCCATGGCAACCGTGATATTGTTGGCTGCTGCAAAAGAGAGACGTTTTGCTTATCCACATGCAAAGTTTCTTATCCACAAACCTTATATGGCTTCATACGATGGCGACCTTGATCTTGAAACCCTAGAATCAATAAAATCAAACTTGGAGAGTGAAAAAAACAAAATGCTGGCTTTGTATGTGGAACGCACAGGATCGGAAGCCTCAGTTATCGAAGCCCAAATGAATAAAGCCGGTTGGTTTGGTGGTGAAACAGCCAAACAATTAGGTTTTATCACGACCGTTCTTATGCCTACAACTGCTAAAGGGAGAACTTACACATTTAATAACAAAAAAATGAACAAAGAAAAAGAAGTAACAGTGAAGCAGACTATCATAGACAGGCTGCTGGCCAAATGCGGCTATCAAAAAATTGAAGATGTACAGGTAGTATCTATGGAATTGACAAATGCCGAAGGTAACACGCTTACCGTGGAAAGAGATGAAGGTGAACCCCAGGTGGGAGATGCAGCAAGTCCCGATGGCGAACATGTCATGCCTGACGGAAAGACTATCATTGTGACAGATGGCGTTATTACAGAGATTAAAGATCCTGATGAATCGGAAGAGGATGAAGTGAAAGCTTTGAAAGCCCGTATAGAAGAGTTGGAAACTGAGAACGCTTCTCTAAAGACGAATGCCCGTACCATTGAGGACAACAAGATTCTGAATGCAGTCCGTATGGCCGGGGGCGAAAACTGGCTGGCAAAACATTGTAGCACTTATAAAGTGTCAGCTCGTATCCAAACGTTCAACAAGGGTATAAAAGGGTTAGAAGAAAATGAAACGCTCATTCAGAGAAAACTTCGTGAAGAAAGAGAAAAAAGAAACAACAAGTAATAAAAGGAGGGGAAATGCCTATTTTAGATTTTGCCAAACTTACACCTGACAATCAGGCTGTAAAAGACTTGAAAGACCTTATTCAGTTAACAGTCTTTCAAAACGAGGACATGGAGCGTTTTATGACGTTTATGCCCAATGTGACTAACGGTAAAAAAGCTGGTTTTATCGGTGAAATGGAAGATGTCGGAGTAGCCGGCTCCGGATGCGACCCTGAATATAAAAAAGTGGCTATCGCTGCCGCCCAAAAGGAATGGGAAATCGGGGATTGGCAAATTCCTTTGGAAATGTGCTATACAGACTTGGAAAACACCATCGCCAAGTACTGCCTTAAAACGGGAACAAATATAGGAGACCTGACATCGACCGAATATATGGACGGTATTGTACTGCCGAAGCTGTCTGAAGCTATGATGAAAATGATGTGGCGTTTTACATGGTTTGGAGATAAATCAGCAGCGTCTGTCACTGGAGGTGGTCAAATCACTGACGGAGTAAACATCGAACTATTTAAAACATGTGACGGTTTTTTCAAACGTCTGTTTGCCATCTGTACCAACAATACCGGACAGTACACTGAAATTGCAGCCAACGCAGAAGAATCATATGCATTACAAAAATCAAAGATGAAAGAAACAGGCATTGCCACATCAATATTCGATGCGATGTTGCAAGATGCCGACAGCCGGATTTTCCAAAAAGACGGATGCGCAATTTTCGCCACCAAGTCAATGTGCGATGCTCTGACTCACGATATGAAAGAAAAGTACAAGGTAATCATGCCCTGGGAAGTTGTATTTGACGGTGTAGAGGTCAGCAAATACGATGGAACAACCATCGTTAAATGTTCCATCTGGGATAGATTTATTCAAGCCTATCAGAACAACAAAACCAAACTTAACTTACCGCATCGTGCTGTTTTATGTTCTCCTGAGAACTTGATGTATGGATGTGAGGGCACCGAACCGATGTCGGACTTGGATATCTGGTTTGATAAGAAAGCCCGCAAGAACTACATTTATTCAACAGGAAAATTAGGCTCCATGATTGGCGAAGATGAGTTGGTACAGGTAGCATACTAACGAAAAAGAGCAAATATGGCAATATGTGATATAACAATCAAGAAGGACATCGCACCATCATGCGATGATCCTATCGTTCCCGGATTGGAACAGGAAGGTGTGATAATGAATCGCGCAGACGTGGATTTCGGTGCGGTTACATTCAACGCAACCCGTAAGAATGTGATCGAAACTCTTGCACTGAAAACAGGTAAAAAAGGTTACAAGGTACAGGTATTCGGTGCAACCCCTTTTACAGGTACCAATACAGCCTTGGCAACAGGAACCTATCGTAACACGTTCACTAACACAGTGAACATGGTTGTATTAGCAAATGACCCCGATGTATGCAATGACATTATTGATGGGCTTGCTAACGGTGATTTTGTCGTTGTATTGGAGAATAAAGCTAAAGGGTTAAATAAAAGCGAGAATCCGGGAGATTCAGCTTTTCAGGTTTACGGTTACTACCAAGGTTTGAAAGCCGCAGAGATCGGCAATGACAAGTATTCCGAAGAAACGGAAGGGGGATGGAATATCTCTTTGCAAGAAACCAAGGTTCCCAAATCAGCATTATTCTTGTACAAAACATCTTACGATGCGACAAAAACGCTTGTTGAAACACTGACAAAATCAACTGAATGATTATGGAGTTAGAAGAAGTGGTTGATAAATTAAAGGAGCTAGGAGGTCTTCCCTCCTACTCCTCTTCTGATAAATCGGAGATAGAAAGATTGTACAAGGAAGTGTTAGGAAAAGAATTCACCAAGACATCATGTAACGACTGCTATCGCGATGCTGTAATCGAAATGACTGTTTACATCAAAAAGAATAACCGTATGAAAGAAAAATGTAATTATAGATTAAAAAATGGTGTCCTGCTTCAACCGGAGTTCGGAAGCAATAAAATGTACACTAATGACAACCTCACTGATGAAGTTGCTGAAAAGTACCTTGCCAAAAATCCGAAAGGTGAAATTTATTTCGCCCATGTACCTACGGACTGGAAAGAACGTGTTAACAAATGTGGATACAATCAAAACCTGCTTGATTCAATGGTAGAATCATTGCAAGACGGAGTTTCTGAAGAATCCGTGGCTGACACGTTGAAAGATTTCCAAATCAATGGCAAGAAGATCAGTAAAAAAGCTCTGAATCTGCATCTAAGCAAGGCCATTGAGATTATGAACGCAATGAATGGAAAAGGCGAAGGTAAAGTTGACTAAAAGATATAAAGGACGGACGTAAACCTCACGAACATGAGAGTAAGAGATCTAAAAAAGAAAAGCAGTAACCGCATTGATACCAGCTATTTACAAAATCTAGGAATTCAAACCTACGGACAGGACAACCTATATCCACAGACATTAAAGAATATCATTGCTGCAAGCTCTACTGCATCTGAATGCTCAGACCGTTTCGCTGACTTTATCGAAGGAAACGGATTCCGTGAGGTTGCGTTTTCCAAATATGTGGTCAATCGAAAAGGTGACACATTGGATGATGTACACATGTTACTATGTAAAGACATGTCCGAACTCAATGGAATAGCAATCCATGTTAACTACAATGTTTTCTGTGAGATAGTGGAGATGCAGCACGTACCGTTTGAAAATTGCCGTCTGACGGAAGAAGATGAAAACGGTTATGTGGCAAAAATAGCAGTACATCCAGACTGGAGCGGAAAGAAGACACGTAAAGGGAAAGCTCTGCAGGTCAAGAAAGAAAACATCGACTACATAGACGTTTTTAACCCCAAAAAAGATGTGATACTAGCTCAAATAGAAGCTGCCGGAGGCATTGAATACTACAAAGGTCAAATCCTATGGGTGTCAATGGCCGGAAAAAATACTTATCCTGTCGGGAAAGGTGACCGGGTGGCTACAGAAATGAGTACCGATGAAGGGCTGTCCAATGTCAAGTACAGAAATGTACGAAATAATTTCTTCCCTGGCGCTATGGTATTCACCAAAAAGGGATCGAACATAACCTTTGACGAAGAAGGCAACGAAGTGAAAGATACAGACGATGACGACAGTTTCTCAAATACACTCATCCAGTTGCAAGGTGATACGAATGCAGGAAAGATTATGGAAGTTACTTTAGAAAGCGATGAGGAAAAACCTGAAATAATAAATCTGAACTCACAAAATTACGACAAAGAATTTACCGTTACTGACGCAAGTGTGGTTGAACGTATTTATTCAGCTTATGGCCAAGAGCCATGGTATTGCATCCGTATTGGTAAAGTCGGATTCTCAGGCGATATTTTGGAAGATGCCTTCGAATACTATAACTCTATCGTCAGCAAACAACAACGTCTTATAGAACGCACGCTAAGTCGTGTGTTCAGCTATTGGCACGAAGTAGCCAATCCTTCAGGAGATTTCAGTGTCGAACCATTAAAGTATATAAGAAATGCAGCAATATCTAATAACAACAGATGAAGTGTCAGCTTTATCTCGCGGAATGTCTGTACATCTCGATCCTGACAAGATAGAAACCTATATCCGTGAGTCGGAGAATATCTACATCAAATCAGCGTTAGGAGACGAACTGTTCCTTGATGTAAAAACGAATCCGGATAAATACGCATTATTACTTGACGGTGGTACTTACGAAACCAAATGCAAGGAAAAGAAACTTTTCACCGGGCTCCGTATAGCATTGGCATACTATACCTATGCCTGTATTGTCAAAAATGGAGATGGGAATGTATCCCGTTTTGGCTTCGTAAACAAGGAAGGTGAGTATAGCAATCATACGGAATTCAAGGAGAAGATGATGGTATATAATGATGCATGCAACATTGCAGATCGTTATTTAAAAGAGTGCGTACTCTACCTCAAAGAATGTAACATGCCACTTTATAACGGTGGAGGGAAATTAAAATCTAATAGAACTGTTTTTCGTGTAATAGGAGAATGAGCGATTCGGTTGACATATTAAAGAAACTGGCTCTTCAAGTAAGAAACGCATCTGCAGAAGGAGAGAATACAGCTGAAAGAATTGGGCGCATATTTATCGGGATTCTAGAAAACATGGATAATTCCGATTTAGAAAAGCTCACCAAATACTTCCTTCGTAAAGATAAAGAAGATATCGCTAATGAGCTGATCACTTTTTTGAAAGGTCTTTTGATTGGTAAGAACGGTAGTGGAATTACTGTACTGGAAGATGGTACCTCTCAAGCCGTTGTTGACCGGCTTTATGTGAAGATTAAGGCTGTCTTTGATGAACTTGAAGTGAAAAAGAAGACGCATGTTGGTGGTGAGCAGATCTTATCTCCAGCCGGAATGAAGTGTGTCCGTGTGGAGGAACTTGATGAGAGCTACCGCTGTTTCTTCTTATCGGAAGTCGATGGTATTACAATCAATAACGAATTTACAGTCGGTACATTAGCATTAGCCCAAGAATTTAACATTAAAGAAGGAACATCTCACAATGTATCCAACCGCTACTACTGGCGTGAGGTGACAGGTGTAGGATCTGACTATATTGACTTGAGCAAAACCAATGCCGACAAGGACAGTGATATCCCGGTTGCCGGTGATGATATTATTGGCTTGGGACACTTGACGGACATCACTCGTCAGGCAGCTATAATCCTTTCTTCTGTTAATGAAACTTCGCCTTCCATTATTTTTTACCAAGGCATCAATTCTTTCGCCCTTGCCGGGAAAGAAGTCATCGGGCTGGGCTTTGACAAGTCCACCGGACACGCCTATATCAATGTGTATGGTGATGCCTATATCGGTGCCAAGGATGAGAGCACTTACATCCGTTATACACAAAAAGGCGGTGTTGATATCAAGGGTATGTTCCATATCGAGCAGGGTTCCACCGGATGGCGTAATATGGAAGGTCTGCCGGATGAGATACAGGCGGCGGCTGATCTTGCCCAAGAGGCCAAGGATGCGATAGACAATGCGGCTGTCGGAAGTGTCAATCTGTTGCGTAATTCCGGGTTTACGGGAGATTATGAGACAGAGGACCTGTCTGCCGCTACCGAGCTATCGGCGGATACCGAACTTTTTAGCAAGCAACTGGAATATTGGACGGGAGTGGCTACCGTATCTGCGGACAGTGATGCCGGCTCCGGGTACTCTGCTGCAATCGGTAGTTTGTCCCAGTCCGTATCATTGATTAAAGGAGAAAGTTATGTTATCAGTTATAAAGCAAAGGGTACGTCTGTGTCTGTTTCGTGCGGTTCTTTCAGTGTTTCTCAACCTCTCACATCCTCTTATCAGAGATATACCCATAAGATCACCTTCAATGGCAGTGGTATATTTCTTATCAGTGGTACCGCAACCGTTTGTGATCTTCAGCTAGAGCGTGGGACCATCGCCACCGATTGGAAGCCTTCAATTCTTGATAACGACAAGTCCATGGCCGGTTTTCAGTCAATCAATTATATCGCCAGCGCGATTAAGGATGGTTCTGTGGACATCCTTGGCGGTTTGATATTGGCCAATATGATCCAGTTAGGCAACTACAAGGATGGCAAGATGCAGAAGGTCACAGCCGGAGTTAGCGGCATATACAATGACGATGATGATGTGGCATTTTGGGCAGGTGGCACGTTACAACAGGCTATATTGACCGTGATGAGGTTTCGTAATGATCCGAATTATCAACCCACCGATGAAGAATGGGCGAATATGGCGAACTTCGTTGCCACTCATGGTGGCGATACGTTCCTGCGTGGCTATATTTATGCCTTGGGTGGTAAGTTCCGCGGTGTGGTTGAAGCCTTGGGCGGATTTTTCCGTGGAAAAGTAGAAACATCTGTTGACGGGAAACGCATTGTCATTGATCCGGATAAAAATACTCTTGAAATGTACACGACTGAAGGACATGCCACCTTGATATTAAGGTTCGACACATCATCGGACGGATGGGAATATGGTGATTTGATTTTGCGGAAATATGCAGGGGACCAATTGATACTAGAAACGACTGTATATCCGGAACGTATCAGAATACAGAATTATGTAGAAAATACGGATATCATTCTTAATCCCAATAACGTATCCTTTTATGGTTCCAACGGCGAAATGCTGCTGGTCGGGATGAAACCGATATACAACGGGGTGAATGTGTATAAGCATGTGGCCAATATTGATTGCAGTAATTGGCCGGGGAAAGATGATGTTTCGTCAGGTCAGGTATATGTGGAATATGAGACAGTAGAAGGAGTCGTGACAAACGGGACTTTAAAAGTAAAGAAGTGATATGGAACTGAATTCGATCAATAAGACAGGTACTTGGAGTGAGGCGGCAGACCGTCTTAACAACAACTTTAGTAAGACTTCTACCGAACTAGAAAAGGTCAAGCAGAACGGTATCCGCAACAAGGGATTATTTTCTACTCTTAAATTGCTGGAAGAGGCTGTTCCATCTCCTGTTGTGGGTGACTGGGCTATTGTGGGGGATACCATACCGGGCCCTATATATGAATGCAAGATAAAGGGGAAATGGAGTCCTACAGGCATGACAGGAGGTGGCGGAAGTGTTGACTTGAACGGATACCTGACAGCCGAGGAGATAGACGATGTAACATCAATATTATAAGAGTTATGATAAGAATTAATTATCAGTCCGATTTTAAAATCATAGAGAAGAGCCTGAATGGAGATATAAATACTCCCTTCCGGTTTACTTACCGCACAGTCCTGTCGGGGTGTGTTGTTGCGGAGTTTGACGGGCACGGGTACAAGAACTGCCGCAGGCTTAATGATGGTGGTCTGCTGGTCATTTTTGACAGGCATGGACTACGTCCCGGTGCTCTGTCGGTCAAACGCGAATACTATCTTTCCGATGCTGATTTTGCCGATGGCATCTGCAATCTTGTATCGGTGGAGAATACAGGTGTTATCCTCGTTGCCGGAAAGACGGATGAGAGCACGGCAGAGATCATGTCCTATCCGGATTATGCCGCATACAATGCGGTGCAGAGCGTCCCTCTGTCAGAGAGGGAGTATGATGATGTGCTGAGTGATTTTGTACCTCCTCTGCCACCGGAAGAGAAATAATGATTTAATAGTTAAATAAATAGTTACATAAAATAATGATAGCTTAAGTTCCCCCGGAACTTAGGCTAATAACAGGAGATATTATGGTAAAAATGCATAAACTGACCAAGGGTGGACAAACCATATTCCCGGCTACCATCTATGACGCTGTGGTCAACCCCAAGACACGCAAGAATCTGACCTCGGAACTTTCCGAAATAGATGCTAGAATATCAGGGAAAAAAGAATACTCTGTCGGAAAAAATATTATAAATCCATCGAATCTGACAGATGGATATTATTTGGGGCAAGACGGAAGTTTAAAACAGCTCTCCTCATATTGCGTAACAGTCTACATCTCCATAGAAGGCAATACACAATATCATATTAGTAAGACAGGTGTTGGTGGAGCATATCACGTTATCTTTGACGATAATTTAAAAGTATTGACTGCAATTAAGGACGGAACTGTTATCACCCCTGAAAATGCAGCTTATATAAGACTGTCAATATCTAAATCTCAGTTGGGTGCAGCGCAGATGGAGCTTGGAGATGTGGCAACATCCTATGAGCCTTTTACCGACAACTATGATAACGAGCAGAAGTTTGTGAGGCTTGAAACACAAATGGCGGCTGATAAGACAGAACTTGAAACACAAATGGCGGCTGATAAGACAGAACTTGAAACACAAATGGCGGATAAGAAAAGTGTTTCGTTGGGTAAGAACTTATTTAACAAATTAACCGTAAAGAATGGGTATTATATTGATGCCTCAGGTAATTTAAAAACGAATTCGACCCTGTCTTTATCTCACTATATCAAAGTCAATCCAAATACATCATATTATATCCAAAATACGAATACGGGCGGTGCATCAAATGTCTGGTTTGACAAAGAATTTAATGCGATAGAAGAAGCGGCCAAATCAGGCGTGACTACCTCACCGTCAAACGCTGCTTACATCAGATTAAGCATATCAACTGCTGTCATTGATAATGCAATGTTCTTTGAGGGCGGCACTGCAACGCCCTATGAGTCATATACAGAGAATTATGATAATGAGCAAAGGTTTGCGAAACAAGAAAAGGAGATAAATAATACTAATGCAACATTAGATACATTACAGAGTCAAATGCCTAAAGTGGTGGTCGGAAAAAACTTATTTGATCCAGATAAGGCAGGTAATGGATTTTTGCGTCAGGATGGAACTGTTGCTAACAGCACCACTTATGTGACGTCCGGTTATATAGCCGTAGAGGGAGGAAAGATGATAACAGCCCATCCCCTTGCTTTGGGGCCAATTTATTTCAGCCAATACGATTCGGATAAGACATTCATAACTTCCACTCAAAATAAACAGACCTTAACCATTACATTGGAAAGTAATACAGCCTATGTCAGAGCGACATTCTTAGCTTCAAATTACAAGACAGAAGGACAGATTGAGTATGGTTCAACCGCAACTGAATACGAGCCTTTTCATTATGTAATTAGCGAGGAAAGTTTACCCGAAGGCATAGGCAGCGGAACGACACAGGATGAAGTTAAGCAAATTATAAATGAAGAAGTTTTCCCGGCAAAATTAGTATTGCCGTCCAGTTTGTATTTCAAAGCCAATCGGCAAAATAATTTATATTATAAGCAGGCTATAAAGTGCTCATGTCATGATAACTTTGATTTCTCAGTGTCAAACACCACATTAAAGGTTTTCGACAGGCAATTGTCAGGGGTCCCCGTAGCTGCATCTGTTTTTAATAATAAGCTTACGCTTCGAAAATTTGGAAAATTGTTGCAAGAACTGCAAGTCAAATTTAATATACTTGCCAATCCTTCATCCCATAAGACAGTTAAGATATTGGATAGTGGGGATAGTATATCTGATCTGGGTGGCTGGCAAGTTGAATTGAAAAATTTGCTTGAAGAAGATAATGTTACGGTTGAATATATCGGAACCATGATTAACCGCACTAAAACTACCGGTTCCAGTTATGCCGAAGATATTTGGGGTGAGGTACAGAGTGGCGGGAACATGTCCTTTATCACGGAACCCAAAGGGGCAGCAAAGATATTGACCGTTTCGGGGATTACAGAATTACCGGTTACAGGCTATCCCGGTACGTCTTACTTGGATGGGAATAGTATATCTTGGGTAGTGAGAGGATTCAGACTGACAGCAGGGAGTGATGGTAAATATAGCGGAAAACTAAAATTGGGGAAATTCAGTTCAGACCCTAATTATGGTGATGGTACGGAAGATGATACGTCAGGAACAGGGAATTTCCCGTCAGGCGGTACAATCACAAAAACACAATCCGCTAATGGTAACACTCTGGCCGGTGATGCAACGATTACATACACATCTGCGGATGATGCGAGGTATAATCCGTTCTGGAATCCGTCAACTGATGAGTTGGATTTCAAATACTACTTCGATTATTGGGGATTTGATGCTCCTGACATCTTCATTCTCCAGTGGGGATACAACGAGGTAAAGTCTTATGAGGACGTAAATTCAGAAAGTGTACAGACAGCCAGATTACGTGCGAAACAAATTATTGATAAATTTCACAACCAGTATCCGGATACTAAATTCGTTTTTGGATTAGAGGTTTATGGTGCTGAACTTATGACTTTTTCGGGCGGTAGTAATAACAACAACAGCCCTAAGAAATATAGTGTATTGTCATTTGCCGAAGAAATCATATCACTGTTTGAAGGAAACGATGATACAGGTAATCCTTATAGCGACTATGTTACTCTTGTTCCTGTTTATGCGATGATGGACAATATATATGGATATGGCTCACTTTCTGAAAAATCACTATGTGACTTATACGGTGCAACTACGACAGTTCTACAAAATGGAAGAGACGGGGTTCATCCGAGTTATGATAGCGGTGGATTGCGTGAAATAGGAAGAGCGTATGAACCGGTTGTATTAGCTATTATAAATCTGTAAAGTAATTCGGAAAGTTTTGACAACATATTAAATATATGCCTAATGATACAAAAAGCAAGAATTCAAAATATGTCAAGAAACATGTATTATAGACTTGTCCATATTGTTGATATATATTTCCTTTACAAAAAAAAGAGAATGAATAAATGGCATTTGATTAAATATATGATTGGGACTGTGGTAGTGGCTAAGATAATATTATTCATTACCATTCTTTTGTTATTCATTACCATTTTTTTGTGTGAATTATCCTACAGATCCAATGAATGTGAAACAGGAGAGATATTAGGAGATTTACCTACCTGGCTGACAGCCATGGTTGCAATATTTTCAGTTATCTATGCCAAAAAAGCCTTTTATAAACAGTCAGAAGCTATTGTATTGCAGAAAAAGGTAGCTAGAAGGGTCTCATTTGATACGACTTTTACTCAAATATTTGCTCAACACAGCATACTCTATAAAAAGGCTCAAGACTCGTCAACAAAACACTGCTGTTTCGCAGCATTCAGGGATTTTTTTGGAAAACAAGTAAACAAACCAACAATTACAAATAAGGATATTTGGGAAAATTACAATAAAAAAATAGAGAAAAACTCCGGAAAGGAAGGGGCCAGTAATTTTAAAAATTACTTCAAATATATATACATAGAGGTGAATTATATAGAAGAAGAGGCTAAAGAAGCTGATTTAGATGAATCAATCCAGAAACGATATGTAAGACTAATTGAAGGCCAAATGAATAATGATGAATTATTCTGTTATCTTGTAAATCTGTTAGAGTATTATGAAAAGAATACCGACAATCCAAAATTGATATCTTATTTCGAGTATCTCAAGCAAAATGCTTTTTTTAAAGAAATATGTAAAACCGATGGATATAAAGATGATGTAAAAAAAGCATTTGACCTATTGAACGAATCTTGTCGAAACAGAGTTCGCAATTCATTAATAAAAGAGACATGGTTAAAGTAACGGCAAACCATAAAATAGGTTTGCCGTACTAAGATGATTTATGCTTGATCCGGTTTCATATTGTAAGCATATGCTTTATGTGGTTTCAAACTTTTCAAGTCACCCTACTAATCTATATATCCCAGTTCCCTGAACCTTTCCATTATCTTATAAGCCAGAATTGCGTAAGCCCCACCTGTCATATGTATTTTGTCATTGCCGGTCTTTCCGTTCTCGTCCCCGACATAGCTGCTCCAGAAACTCATTGGTAGTGAACCCTCGGCCATTGCGGTCGTATCCGGCACAACCCCCTTCGACTTCTGCTCCTCTGTCAGATCAGCATCCGTCGTGGGGGTGATGCCGAAATCATACAGTGCCTGCCGGGACACATACTCCCTCCAGTTGATGAACCTGTCGCCGTATCTTCCTGCCAGAACAGTCTCCTGACCGGCCCTTGATGCCGCAGTCCCCGTATGCAGCCCGATAAGGACATATTTGTCCGTACCGAGCCGGGCGATCATTTTATCCAGTTTCTCCACAAGCTCTTCATCGGAGGAATATCCCCCGTTCTGCCAGCACCAGAGGACGGCCAGCCGTGTATTTTTGTACAGACGCGAACCGCTCATTATAATGGGAGTCCGGGCACTGAAACTTACAGCCCTGCTTCCTGCCGCAACCCTTTGTATGGTATATATGCCCGTCGTGTCCGAACCGCTCGAGCCGGTCCATTTCAAGGTACATTCTATTCCTCCCACGCTGCACGGGTTCACAGTTGTGTCCGATCCCTGCAGAAGGGGGGCGACCTCCGTTCCCCATGCGGAGTCCAGCCTGCCGTCATACGCTCCGATCCGGACAGGAGAGGTGTCGGCAGGAAGAACGAAATCACCTTTCGCAAAGGTGACATTGGCTCCCATCCTAACAGCGATTGTATTGATGGACTCTCCTCCAACACCGCAGTTGTTCACTTTGTAACTAGCTCCAAGAAAAGCCTGCAAGGCCTTTGAATAGGTGACGGATGCCGCATCCTCCAGGGACGAAACATCATAACCGAGCTCCTTGAGCTTACTCAGGATTCTTTCCTTATGACGGGTTATAGTACCACCCGCTCCCGCAGTCAGCGAGTCCCCCCCAGGCGGTCACCCCAATCTGATTCTTCCCGGTTTCCTCCCGGACAATCTCCCTCACTTCGTTCCGGACCGTTACGGAGAGTTCGGAGGCTATGACCCGTGTGGATTCCGGAACCCGGTCAAGGGCCATGAGGTCGTCAAACGGGGCTATTTTTCCTGATATGTTGTAAACAACCAGACAGACATAAAAATATCCCCTGCCAAAAGTGTCGGCCCATCTGTCCTCATGCCCCGCCTTCCATTTCATAAGCAGGTTGTAGAAGTTCCATTCCCCATCCGCTGGAAGCGCCAGGTCAAGGTAGCCTCCCCAGTCCTGGATACCGGGCAGGAGATATCTGTTTGGATACTTGTCCGCGCCCAGCTCTGATGTCAGCAACCATGTGCCTCTCAACTCCTCCATGTCGGAGAAAGTTACCTTCCAGTATACCCCCCTATACCGGGAGCCTATGGTTTCCGCGTCGATATTGGAGGTCAGGCGGATAGTCCGTGCATCTACGGGATTGATGGTCATGGCCTCCCTGATGTAACCGGATGGTCCGAGGTCCCTGAATACCGCATCCTCTGCAAGTCCTCCGATCTCCCATCCGGCATTTGTCGCATTTTCCGCATTGTCGGCATGTTTCGCATCGGCAGCCCTCTCCGAATACCCGGAGATATCCGAATAGTCGGAGGTGTCGGACGTCTTCGCCGTCTGTGCATGTATGACATCCGATGTATAGAACTCCCTGACTTCCAGCGAGCCGGCGGATGAAAGTGCGTTGGCATCCAGTTTGCCTTTCAGAACGACATGTGTGTAAACATTCGTGCCGTATACGGCACCGGCGTCCGCCCAGTCCTGTTCGGAAAACGAGCCGCTATAACGACCTCCTGCCGCTATGGTTACTGACTTTGAGGCGATATAGCCTTTGGACCAGTCCGCAGAACCGCCGGTGACACCAATACCCACAACCATGTCGGAACTGCCGGTATTATATATCTCAAACCAGTAATTAGATGATATTGTAAGCGGAAGGGATGCTGACGAGCGTACATAGCATGTTGCGATCTTGGCCGCACTTTCGTCCCATGATATCTTCGTCATATACTCAGCCGTTTCAACAGTGATGCCAGGACCGGATGGAAAAATTACGGAAAGCGGCAGTTTCCTGATGATATTGGTATAAGCCGTGACCTCCTCCCTTATCAGTTCTTTTGTTTTGGTGACACCGTCTGTCAAAGAGACACCCCATTTGGGGACCGAACCGTTGAACGAGCCTGCCGACAGGTATATTGTATGACCGCTGGGAACGATGAACAGGCATTCACCCCTGCACCGGCCCTCATATATGAGAGAATTGTCATTGTCTCTGAAGATGGCGACCGATCTGTACAAGCCTGTACCTATACCACTGATATTGGCATAAACCACGTCCTCCCTGTTGTTGCTACCGTCATTGGTATGGTAGTAAGTGGTGAACTGGCTGTGCGATTCGTTTTCCACGTACTTGTCTCTGGAGGTTCCTAATATTGTCAGACATTTAAGGATGCTTCCCTCAAAATCCGTTCCGGTACCTTCCTGATATTCCTGTCTGGTGAAAGGAATCGTATAGATTCCCATTTTGGACAGATTGGTCAGTTCCGTAGTCAGGCTCTTGCGTGTCTTGGGATTGACCACAGCATCATAGATGGTAGCCGGGAATATGGTTTGTCCACCCTTGGTCAGTTTATGCATTTTTGCCATAATATCTCCTTTCATCCGCCTAAGTTCCGGGGGAACTTGGATGATAAGCAGAATATCAATTGATAATATCATTTTATTGGATAGTGGTAGATATTCAGTAGAAATAGGTGTTTGTATGTTAATATTTCTACTAGATTTCTACTATTGGGTTTAGCAAAAAGCTTTATAATTAATTTTTCTTGTCTTTTTTATTGTCATATCGTGGCAATGGATTTCGGTGTTTTGGCAGCGATGGTGCAAGCGGATAGGGATATCTTTGAAGTGTGTATTTTATAATCAGATAAACAATAGACAGAATGGAATTAAACGACTGGTTGGCTATAATCGGGGCTTTCGGGGGATTGGAGGCTGTCCGCTGGGGTGTCACGTTTTGGGTGAACCGCAAGACGAACGCACGGAAAGAGGATGCATCCGCCGATTCGATGGAGGATGAGAACGAGCGTAAGCAGGTTGACTGGCTGGAAGAACGCATCGCCCAGCGTGACGCCAAGATTGATGCGTTATACGTTGAGCTTCGTAACGAACAGTCTGATAAGCTGGCATGGATTCATAAGTGCCACGAGCTGGAACTGCAATTGAAAGATGCCGAGCATAACCGTTGTGACAGGCCTGACAGCGAATGCGGTCGTCGTATTCCACCACGCAGGACTACATTAATTAAAGATAAGGAGGAAAAGAAAAATGGCTGATGTGAAAAAACTTGCACCGTTTATCCTGAAGTGGGAAGGCGGTTTTGTAAATGACCCGGACGATTTAGGAGGGGCTACCAATATGGGTGTGACCATTGGAACTTATGAAGCGTATTGCCGAAAGAAAGGCTATCCCAAGCCTACGGTTGAAAGATTGAAAAACATCACGAAAGAGGAATGGACGGAGATTTTGAAAACCATGTATTGGGACAGGTGGAAAGCTGACGAAATTAAATCCCAATCCATAGCTGATATCCTTGTCGATTGGATCTGGGCAAGCGGAGTGCACGGTATCAAAATACCGCAGGATTTGCTTGGCGTGATTCCTGATGGCATTGTCGGGTCTAAGACACTTGCCGCAGTCAATTCCCGTAATCCACGTGAACTGTTTGATCAGATCAAGATTGCACGGTTTGATTTCATCGAGGATATATGCCGGAAGCGCCCTGCAAATAACAAGTTCAAACGGGGCTGGATGAACCGTATAAATGATATCTCTTATGTTGGCTAAGGTTATGAACTGGGTAAGCCGGCATATATTGCTGGCTCCCTTTATGTGTCTGTTCCTGCTGTTTGCCTGTGGCAGCTCGCATAAGGCTGTAATGAAAGAAAGGGAAGTTGTCAGTACTGACAGCATATCTGAATCTGTTCATGTGGTGGAAGGTTCTCATACCTCTTTATCAACCCTCATTGCTACTGAAGGCAGTTATGTGATTGATTTCCGTGTTTATGATACCCGGAAGCCGGTTGACAGTCTGACAGGTAAACGTCCGTTACTTGCTGACGGGCAGATAAAAGGTGACCTCAGGAAGAAGGAGGAAACAAATGTAGAAATACAGAATAGTATGAAAGTGGATGCTGACAAGGAGTTGTCTTCTCAGAACCATGAGAAAAGCCGGTCAGAAGAAATAAAAGACAATAAGGAATCCACATTACCGGAACAAATAGGTTGGATGTGTGTTGGAATAGCTGTTTTGCTGGTTGTAGTATTTATAATCAAGCGGAGCAAATAGAAAAACTTTAAATTTAGATGCTCCGGCTCGTGATGGGTCGGGGCGTTTTCGTACTGCAAATGCAATGTTGATGCTAAAAATGACCTATTTTTGCATTTATTTAGCGAAAAACTTCCATTTTAGAGCTAAAATTGCGTTATTTGCAAACAAATACTATGATAAAAGCATTGTAAGAATAATATAAAACCAACTATTATGGCAATGGATAAGATATATGCATTTGATTATATGATAACACTTTTGAATGAATGGAGAGAAGCATTCAATACAGGAAATACATGTAGGGTGTTGTCCAAATTGTCTGTTTTAAAATTACTTTTTCTAGTTGCTGCTCCTAAGAAAGATGGTGGTGAGGATTTATTAAATGTGTTTGATAATTTCCATGCTTTACCTTATGGACCCGTTGAAAGTGATATATACAATGCCATTCAAAATGATTGCTTGCCTTCTTATATCGTAAGTGATAGAATGATTCAACCTAAAAATACTATGACTAATTTGCCTTATAATGTAGAAGACTTTGATGATATAAGGAGAGCTGTTAATGAATTGAGGCATACAAATGAATCTCTTATAAAATTAAATGCCTTTGAATTGGTGGAAATTACTCATAAATGGGAAAGTTGGAATAAGTCTATAGATTTCGCTCATTTTATAGGAGCTTTAAGCTATAAGATGACTACAGAATCTATTAGAGAAGACGCTAGTAAATGTTTTATATAGAAATTACTCATGGAAATAGAGGATTGTTATCAAGAATATAAGAATATATTCCTTGATGATAAAGGTTGGCTTCCTTTAGATGGACAAAATGAAGACGAGGTTAAAATAGCCTATGATAAAATAAATAACTTTATAGAAAAAAGTTTTATATTGTTAACCCGTTCTATTATTAGTGGAGAATATATTGAAGCTCCTAGTATAAACGACATACTTTCAAATTTTATAAATGATGTTGATATATTGGAATTTAATCCATCTCCTAATAAATCCACAGAGAATAATTTAATCAAACTGAGAACAGAGTTTGATATTTTAAATGCCTCATTATTTAATGCACTAAGATTTTATCAGCTGTTTATAAATACTTCTAAAAATAAATTTACTCCTACTCCCATAAGTGAACAATATGGAGTTTTTGGAGTTATGGATAAAGTTAAAGATAACGCCCTTTCTTCATTCGTAAACATTACTATCCCATTGTGCAAATATGACTATTTTTTACCTGTAAGAATGAAAGATTTTCAGAATTTGCTATCTATAAGGAATACTATTAAAGAATTTATAAGAGGAAGTAGTTCTAGAGAAATAAAGAAAATCCATTCTCTTTTATTGTTTAAATGCAATTTTATCATACAGCGCGTAAAAAAGAGTCGTTTTGATAATGAAATAAATTTTAATCGAGAGACTATAAATCCTTCGACACTAGATATTGGTGATTATAAAGATTTTATTCACGAAGAGATAAAAACAAAGGAAAAACTTCTTGATGATATTAAATCCTCTTCTCCAAAAGTAAAGTCATTCGTTTTCTTAATGATGTATTATAAACAAAATTTGGAGAATGAAAATGAAATAGGTCAAATGGATTCTATTATAGAAAAGTATATCGGAATATATGAAGAATTCAGGAATCCTGTATTTAGGAATAATGATGAGTTCAAAACTCAATACAATCAGTTCTCTTTAGATTCTGTTCTCAACTTTTTACACAATTGCCGTTTTTCAGCTTTTATTCAAAAATGCAATCCTGATCTAAAAAGC